CCCCCGCCGCCCCCGGAGAGCGCATCAAACGACCCCGCCGATCAGGCCGCCGGCGTGGCGAAGGAGATCGACATCCTCGGCCTCGCCGGGCTGCGCGACGCCCACGCCGATCCCTCGCTCGAAACGCCAGAGCCGACCGAACCCGAACCCACCGGCGTCGAGGTTCCGCAGGATCCAAAGACTCCCGAGGAGGTCGAAGCGGCGCTCGCCGACCCGAAGCGCGTGCCGGCATGGGCGCTGTCCGAGGTCAAGCACGAGCGCGAGCGCCGCCGGGGGCTGCAGGAACAACTCGACGCCGCCGCCAAGGCACACCAGACGCTCCAGGAAGAAATGGCCGCCCTGAAAGCGAACCCGCCGGCGCCCGAGGTCGAGCCCGTTCGTCCGCACCGCGACGACTTCACGACCCCGGCCGAATACGACACGGCGGTCGACAAGTGGGCATCCGACCGCGCCGATTGGGCATCGCGCAAGGCCACGGCGGAACGCGAGGTGCAAATCCAGCAGGAACGCGCTGAGGAAGGGCGGAAGCAGGCCGAGCAGGCCCAGCGCGCCTTCATCGATCGGCTCCAATCGAACTGGGGCCCGCAGCGGCAAGCCGCCATCGCCGCCCATCCCGACTGGGAGGCGGTGGTCGAGGCCGATGCCGTCGAGGGCAAGCCGACCTTCACCCAGCCGATCACGCTCATGCTGATGGGAGCCGAGAACGGCGCCGAGGTCGCCTATCACATCGCCAAGACAGAGGGCGAGATGGCCCGGATCACCGGGCTTCCTCCCGCCCAGGCGTTCTTTGAACTGGGCAGGCTTTCCGCGACGCTTGCGAAACCACCCAAACCGGAGGTATCAAGGGCGCCGCCACCCATCCGGCCCAACTCCGCGTCGCGCTCCGGTGCGACGGACGGGCCCCACCAGGAAGAGAGTATGGACGCGGTGGCAGCGCGGGTGAGGGCACGCGAGGCGTCCGGTCGCATCGGAATGTGGGGTCAGTCCGGTTCGCGGTCGCAGTAGCGGATCCTTCCGCCTCCTACCGGGGAGACATCCGGGGTCGTGCGTGCCAGCTCCACCGCCGAGCCATGAGCGGGGCCTGCATCATGATCCTGTTGGCACCGACGTGCCCCGGAGCTCCCCATGCCCACCAACCAACTGCTCACCCCGAGCATCATCGCGAAGGAAACCCTCGCGATTCTCGAGAACAACCTCGTCGCCGCCGGCAAGGTCAACCGGCAGTTCGAAAACCAGTTCCAAAAAATCGGCAACACGATCACCGTCCGTATGCCGAACAAGTTCGAAGTCACGGACGGCCCCGGCCTGTCGATCCAGAACGTGGTCGAGCCCTCGACATCGATCACGATCTCCAACCAAAAACACGTCGACTTCCAGTTCTCGCAATCTGAACTGAACCTTGTGGTCGATGAGTTCAGTGAGCGATACCTGAAACCGGCTGCGTCCAAGCTGGCCAATCAGGTCGACTACGATGTGATCTCCAACTATTCTTCGATCCACAACGCGGTCGGCACTTCCGGCACCGTGCCAAACGACTTCTCCTACATCGCCCAGGTCGGCCAGCGCATGGACGAGCAGGCGGTGCCGCAGGACGGGCGCGTGCTGATCTTCAACCCGGCGGCGAACTGGGCTATGGCGAACGCGCTTTCGAAGGGCGTCTACGTCCGCTCGGTCGCCGAGCCGGCCTTCAAGGGCTTCCTGGCGGCGCTGGCGAATTTCGAGATCTACCTCGATCAGAACATCCAGAGCCAGACCGTCGGCGCCTACGGCGGCACCCCCGTGATGTCGACCGGCGGGCAGACCGGATCGTCGATCACCACCTCCGGGTGGACCCACAGCGTCACCGGCCTGCTCAAGGAAGGCGACGTGATCATGATCGCCGGCGTGAACATGATCAATCCGATGAACGGCGACGCCACCGCCCCGGCTCAGTTCGTGCTGACGCAGGACGCCAACTCGGACGGCTCGGGCAACGCGACACTGCACATCAGCCCGGCCATCGTGACGACCGGCGCCTACGCCACCGTGGATAGCGCGCCGGCCCTCAACGCGCCGATCACCGTCATGGGCAACGCCTCCACCAAGTACGCCCAGAACCTCGGTTTCGTGCGCGACTGCTTCGGGCTCGTGATGGTCCCGATGGAACTTCCGAGCGGGGTCGACTTCGCTGCGCGGCAGACGTGGAAGGGCATCTCGATCCGCGTCGTGCGGCAGTACGACATCAACAACGATGTCATGCCCTGCCGCGTCGACATTCTCTACGGCACGACCTCGTTCTATCCCGAGCTCGGCGTCCGCCTGACCAACTGACCCGGAGAGACCACATGCTTGTCCCGACCGCCATCCCCGAAGGCCACGAGCCGCTATTCCAAATCTTCGTGTCGGAACGGCAGCGCGATGGCCGCCTCGTCCGGAAGGCAGTCGGGCCACGCATGTGCCGGCGATTTCTCGAACCTCTCATGGAGACGATTGGCAAGAGGATCGCTGGAGGGATCGAGCGCAAGAGCTCGAAGCCCTGGTCGTACCCCGAACTGGTGCAGGTCACCATACCCGAACCGAATGATCCGTTTACCCGCGAGGACAGGCAGAACGACCGCGTCAACGGTTATCGCCACGTCCCCGACTGAGTGGAGATCCCCACATGCCGCTCACCACGCTTCCTTCCTCGATCTCGTCGAACGTCACCCTCGCTGACCAGATCGCCGCCGGCGTCACCGCCGGCATCACCGGCGCCACCGGCATCCCGGGCGCTACCGGGCCAGGAGGCGCCACCGGCTCGTTTGGCCACATCGGCACCACGGGGGCGACCGGCCCGAGCGGTGCCACCGGAGCCCAGGGCACCACGGGTGCTACCGGTGCCTCCGGCGCCGCCGGCATGGGTGCGACTGGCGCGACCGGCGCAACCGGCCCTTGATCCGCTGACGAATCATCTGGGATAACGGCTGCGCGGCGGGGCGGAATGGTCGACCGTCTCCAGGCAGTGTGGCCCCGAGCTGGCCGCCGCGTCATCGGGGCGCTTTCCTGGAGGATGAAATGGTAATCAAGAAGAAATCGAATCCCTCTCCCGCCCCGACGGCCGTCGCCCAAGATCGGAAGTATCGAGCCGAGGAGGATCTTCGCACGCTGCAGCGCGCCGCCGAGATCCAGAGAGACAAATCCCGTGTGGGCGCCGCGCAGAAAGTCGCGCGCGAGCAAATGCAGGCACCGCACAAGATCGCGGGCGCCAAGCCATGAAGAAGGGTGAGCGGTTTCCGCTGCCGATGAAGCACCCGAACTTCCGCCCGGCTCGGCTCGGCACTTCGGACGAGATCGACCACCAGACCGGCAAGATCAAGAAGCGGGGCAAGGTCGGCCGGCCATCCCTGTTCCCGCCGAGGGTGGCGAACAATCCCGGCGAGGAGGAATACCTCACCTCCCGGGGCTACGTGCCATCGAAGGGCGGGCTGCCCAAGATGGTCGAAGAGGTCTACGACGAGGCTGCCCCGGAGACGGTCGGCGCGCTCTATCCCCGCTACGTCGGCACCACCCGGTGCAACAACGAGGCCGAGTATGAGGCCGCCATGGCGGCGCCGGCCAATCCACCGCCGGCCAATCCAGAGCCCGCGCCCGTCGATGTCGACAGCCGCGTCGCCGTCCTCGAAGACGGCATGGCAAAGCTCACCAGGATGATGGAGCAGCTCCTCGCCGCCAGCACCAAGCCCACGCCCGACGATGCCGACCGCGCGGCGCTCGAAGCGGAAGCGGAAAGGGTCGGCGTGAAGGTCAACCGCCGCTGGCGCACCGCCCGGCTGCGCGAAGAGGTCGAGGCGGCGCGGCAGCCCATCGCTGCGGAGTAATGCACCGTGAGCACCGCTCAGAGCCTCATCGAAGACGCCTTCGGCTACCTGGGGCTCTATTCCCCCGGTGAGCCTCTGAGCGCCGCCGACGCCGCACGCGGGCTGCGCGAGCTCAACAAGATGGTCGATAGCTGGTCGACCGAAAGCCTGTCCTGCTACGCCATCAACGAGCAGTCGTTGACCCTGGTGCCGGGCAAGGCCGCCTATACCATCGGCCCGGGTGGCGACGTGCCGCTGACCCGGCCCATCTCGCTCATCGCCTCGCCCGGGTCGTGCTATGCCGTCGACTTCAACGAGAACCAGTACCAGATCGACGTGCTGACACAGGAACAGTGGAACCGGCGCGGGTCGAGGAACACGACATCGAACTTCCCCGAGGTGGTCTTCTACGATCCGCAGTTCCCGCTCGGCATCCTCAAGTTCGATCCGATCCCGAACATCGGGTATACGGTCTACTTCGACAGCTATTTGCAGATCGCCGAGTTCCCGACCCTGACTTCGCCGGTGATCCTGCCGCCGGGCTACGAGCTCGCACTTGGCTCGAACCTCGCGATCCAGATCAAGCCGTTCTATCCCGGCATCGCGCTCGACGAGGCGGTGGTCAAGATCTCGGCCGACAGCAAGGCCACGATCAAGCGGGCCAACATCCGCCTCGACGAAGCCACCTACGACCCCGAGCTCCGGGGCAAGGCCGCCGGCACGTACAACATCTACACCGACGGTTATACCCGGGGGTCATGAGCGATGACGATGCCCTCTCCGATCATCGGGGGCTTCGGCGTCTCCCGCAGCTCCAACGTCGAAGACGCCCAGCTCTACAACCTGTTCGTCGAGCTCGTTGAGAGCGGGGCCGGCAAGTCGCCGGCCTACCTCCAGACCTGCCCGGGCCTCACCCCGCTGATCACCCTAGGCCCCTCGGGCATCCGGGGCCTGAAAGCCATGGGCGGCTACCTGTGGGCGGTGTCGGGGAATGGCGTCTACCGCATCTCGCCATCGCTCGATGCCGTTCTGGCGGGCAGCCTCGCGACCGCGACGGGCCCGGTGTCGATGATCCAGAACGGTTCACAGCTCGCCATCTTCGACGGCTACGGCGGATACCTCACGACGGTGGGCGGCGCTGCCGGCGGCCAGCCCCTCATCAGCGGCGCGGTGGGCGCGGGCGGCACCGGGTATGCGACCGGCGACGACATCGTGCTGCAGCAGGCCGGAGGGGCGCAGGACGCCACGGCGGTGGTCAC